CGCCTCCGGACAATATATATACCCCCGGCATATGGGCGGCAATTCTTCTTCTCGTTGGACACTGGTACACCAATCGCGAAGCATCCTCACAGTCCCTCACTGAAATTCCTCTGGGTGTTAACGACCTATTATTCCGTCATCGCAGGTGGCGTTAATGGCCTGCTCAGGCTGTAAGCGCCGCCGCGAGTGGCTGAAAAACTTGATGAGGATTGCACATGAACGAGCAACAGGTAAACGCACTGCTGGAAGCGATGCAGAAGCAGACACAGGCGCAGAACGACCAGACAGCAGCGCTAAACCGCCTGGCGGAGTCGAATGAGTCTCTGGCTGCTGTTCTTTATCAGACCTTTGCTGATGAAATTGAAGCCACTTCGCCTGATTCTCCGGCACCAACATATCTGAGCGGTAAGGCCAGGGGGTAGCGATGCAGGCTGGAAAACTACGCCACCGGATCACGCTGCAGCACAAAGTTAACGTACAGGATCAGTTAACAGGCGCGGTCAATCCTGAGTGGCGCGACAAGGCTACGGTGTGGGCTGACGTGGTGCCATTGTCTGCCCGTGAGTTCATCGCGGCTCAGGCAACGCAGGGTCAAATAACTACCCGCATAACTATCCGCTACCGCGCCGGACTAACGAACGACAACCGATTCGTCTTCAGTGGTCAGATTTACAACATTGAGGGGGTACTCCCTGATGCTGTAAGCGGTCGCGAGTACCTGACTCTACCATGTTCCGAGGGTGTTAATGATGGCTGATGGTGTGAGCTTTAAGCTGACTGGCATCGATACGCTATTGGGTCGGCTGGATACTCTGAGCGATGACATGCGGAACAAGGGCGGACGTGCCGCGCTGCGTAAGGCGGGTAATGTCATTGTCGCCAGAGCGAAAGCGAACGCTGCGAGAATCGACGACCCCGGCACTGGGCGAAGCATCGCTGATAACATCGCTCAGCGCTGGGACGGCAGGCGATTTAAGCGCACTGGAGACCTGGGATTCCGTGTCGGTGTGATGTCCGGTGCGAAACTTAAAAACCATCCCTCGCTAAGCAAAAATTCACCCACCCCGCACTGGAGGCTAATCGAGTTCGGAACCGAGAACATGAGGGCCCAGCCGATTATGCGACCGGCTGGTGACTCCAGCATTAACGAAGTGGTGGCAACGTTCGTCAGCGAGTATGACCGGGCGCTTGACCGGGCGATCGCCAGAGCCAAAAAGAAAGCGGGGGGCGGATGATTGCACCAATTTTCACTACCTGCGCAGCGAGTGCTGATGTCCGGGCGCTGCTGGGCGACACAACAGTGAGACTTTACCCCTTCGGGAAAAACCCCGAAGCACCCACATATCCCTATGCGGTGTGGCAGAACATAACAGGCGGACCAGAGAATTACCTTGGAACGCGCCCTGACGCGGACAGCTACACGCTGCAGGTTGATATCTATGCCAACACCGACAGTGAAGTGATCGCCGTGGCGCGCGCGCTGCGTGATGCCATTGAACCCCGCGCCTATATCACCCGATGGGGGGAGCAGGAGCAGGACAGTGAAACCAAACGGTACCGCTATTCATTCGATGTCGACTGGATAGTGTTGCGATAACAAAAACCCTTAACAACAGACCCGCTCCGGCGGGTTTTTTATTACCTGGAGAAAACTATGTCAGTCGTGACACAAGGTACTCAGCTCTATGTTCTCGCCGCAGGCGTGGTCAGAGAGGTCGAATGCATTACCGCGTTCTCACCGGGCGGGAACCCCGCAGATCAGATTGAGGACACCTGCCTGAGTGAGCGAAACACGCGCACTTACAAGAAGGGACTTCGCACTCCGGCACAGGCTTCAGCAACGCTCAATGCTGATCCAGCCAATGCAAGCCACCTGATGTTAAGCAACCTGGCGGAGTCTTCCGATCAGGATGATTTGACCTTTGCTGTTGGCTGGTCAGATGGTGAAGACGACCCAACCGTGGGCGCTGCTGGCGCACCTGGCGCAGTTGATGGCCTTATTCTGCCGGATACGCGCACCTGGTATGTCTTCAAAGGCTACGTTGCTGACTTCCCGTTTGACTTCCAGGCCAACACGGTTGTGCAGACGACCGCCACCATTCAGCGCTCAGGCGCTGGCGCGTGGATTCCAAAGGCTGGCGCAGGCAGCTAAACAACAATCGGGCGTGACATGTCACGCCTAATCTTATATCGCAGGAAAGCACATGAAACTGACACTCGATTCACTAAAAAAATCCGGCGCATTCACAGGTCGTCCTGTGGAAAAACAAATCACCTGGAAGCAGCGTGATGAAGAATTTACAGCCACGGTGTTCATCCGACCGTTGGGTTACCACAGCGCCACATCTGACGTACTGGCCCATGTGGGCAAGGTTGACGGCATTGCCGGGCGTATCGCAGCCAGCATCTGTGATGAAGATGGCCACCCGGTCTTCACGCCTCAGGATATTACTGGCGAGGCTGACCCCGATCGCGGCGCGCTTGATGGCGCACTGACTATCGCGCTCCTGGTTGCCATTCAGGAGGTGAACGATCTGGGAAAGACCACCAACTCAGCGCCGAAGACGAATTCTGGTGCGAGCTCGTCCTCAACGGGATCGGCGGAAGAACCATCGCCGAAGCCAGAGAAAACCTAAGTTTCCGGGAGTACCAGCTCTGGGTTAAGTACCGAGCCGCCTACGGCAATCTGAACCCGATGATGCGTACCGAGTGGGGTGCGGCGCTCATAGCCAGCACGCTGGCCAACGTCAACCGGGGCCAGAATGACCCACCTTACAAAATTACTGACTTCGCACCACACATGCAGAATGAAGCCATAAGCCTTGAAGATGCCATGGCTCAGTGGAACTGATAAAAACGTGGAGACACAATGGCCAGTAAATCTCTTGGCACACTGACGCTCGACCTTGTTGCAAAAGTTGGCGGTTTTGTCTCCGGCATGGACAAGGCGGAAAGAGCATCAGCGAAATGGGGTAAGCAGGTTCAGGAGGATGCACAGAAGACCTCTGTCGCGCTGGCGGGGATTGGTGCAGCAGCAGCTGCTACCGCTTCCGCTGTAGGCGTTGCTGGCTTTAATCTTCTCAAATCCACATCACAGCAGATTGCATCCACGGATCAGTGGGCTAAGTCACTGAAGATGTCGACCCAGGAGTTGCTGGCCTGGCAGTTCGCCGCCGAGCGTGCGGGCGTGGCTGGCGATAACATGGCTGACATATTCAAAGACCTCAGCGACAAAATCGGTGACGCGGTACTGAATAAGTCAGGCGAGGCCGTTGACGCGCTGAATGCTCTTGGCCTGTCTGCTGACAAACTGTCGAAGGTATCTCCCGATAAGCAGATGCTGGCGATTGGGGAGGCGTTGGGGAAAATCAGCACCAACGCGGGAAAGGTTACCATCCTTGAAAGTCTTGGTAACGACCTGTCAAAACTGCTGCCGCTGTTCGATAACAACAATGAAAAGCTGCAAAAGTTTATCCGTATCGCGAAGGATTACGGTGTAGCACCCGATCCGGCGTCTATCGATGACCTGGTGAAGGTCAACGACATCTTCCTCGACATGGAAGCGCAGGTTAAAGGCCTGAAAATGGAGATTGCTGGCGGACTGGCAAAGGTGGACCTTTCCCCGCTCCAGTCTTCACTGGATGAAGTAAGAAAGGTGCTGACCGACCCGGCTGTATTGCAGGGTATTGTTGAACTCGTCAGCCAGGTTGCTCAGCTTGCTGGCTGGCTCGTCAAAGCTGCAGCGGGTGCAGGCAAACTTGCCACGAACTCAAATACCCGCATGGCTGCGCTGGGCGGCAATATTGACATGAACAACCCCAGCCAGGTGCAGGAGCGCATAAACTGGCTGGAGAAGAACCAGAGCAGCCGATCCAACGATACGTATGGCTCCGGCCAGTCGATGTTCGGTTGGATCACCGGCAAGGACGACAGCATCAAAGCCGTAAACGCTGAGCTGGAAACTCTTTATCAGCAGCGCGATAAATTGACTAAGCAGAAGCCGATAAAGATTGCTGATTCTGTGGGGGCTGGCACCGCCGATAGCCTGATGGATTTCAGCCTGCCAGCGGGAGGCACTAACGGCAAAACCAAGCCGGATGCTAACGCTAAAAAACTGGAGAGCGCATTTAAGTCTTTGGAACTGAGCTACCAGCGGCAGATTGCCCTGATTGATACCACCGGTAAAAAGACGGCTGAAGTAACAGAGGCCCAGAAGCTGCAGTTCGATATTGCTGACGGGAAACTGGCAGGCATTAACGCCGCGCAGAAAACCCGGTTAGAAGGCCTGGCAACTGAGGTTGATAGACTTACTTCTGT